GATGAAAGCGAAATGATCATAAGCGAACGGATCGGCCACAATGCTGATTTCGTTGTTCACGTTCACATCGTCATTGACATTACCGCTCGTTTGCCACTTGCGGCTATTTCGAACAAGATCGCCGCAATACGTACGCTCCGTTACGGACTGAGTAAAGACGCCGGGCCGTGTTTCAACCGTCTCAACATAACCGACTTTTCCGTAAAACTTAGCCATGACTCATTTTCCTTTGCTATCGTTTAGAATTAAATTCCATAGAGTTAAAACTCACAGGAGTAAGAACACTAAGCATAGTTGAATCATAGGCAATTTCCTGCACAGTAGCAATGGAAACGGAAGTGTAAAATTTGTCGTTTCCAAGATTGACAATGGTCATATCATATGGTAAGACAAAAGAATTCTTTATAGAAATCAAGAGACCATTCTTAAACAGCTCAGCCAACGTAATACAGTCGACTCGATTTTCGGGTACGTCTCCACCATCTGGATCGATGTAGAGATAAGGACAAGGTTTATTTTCCGCATCGAAAATAACATAGAGAATAGTTTTCTCAATGTTTCGCTCCTCGCTATCGGAGTATATCCGATGAAGCTTATTAGGATTAGTAGGAATGGACGGAAGCGGATCAGAGCTATTCGCCATTTTCAAATACCTCCTTATTCATTTTGAAAGCTGAGAATGATCAGCCTCCAGCGACATTTTCCATCTCAACAGCGATGGCGGAGTAAGGCTTCGTCAGAGCGCTAGAGCAACGGGTCTCGATCAGATATTTCTGCTGGTTGTAGTCGATGTCGAAGTCATCGAACATGTTCACAGCGCCGCCCTTATCAGCACCAACATTGTAGTCGTTCAGGTTGACCACGATACCAAACAGAGTACGGGTCTTACCCGCAACCTCACGAGTCAGACCCTCCATCACAGGAGCCGTCACGATCTCGCTGACACGCAGCTTCTTCGTTAGTTTCTCGACGGAATCATACAGGTCACGACCCTCATTATCCGTCAGCAGCAGGCAGTCGGTCAGCATGTCCTCAGTCGTGAACAGAACCGGATTACCAGAGCCTTTGTAGTCCTTGCGGGCCTTGACGATGGTGCGGATGAACTCTTTCGCATTTGTATCGGCATCAGCCTTCGCCGTGAAGACAGCCTTGATTGTATACAGATCATCGTCAGTCCAGATCGGACGGATGTTGGTTTCATTGATCTTGTCATCGCTAGAAGCCAGACGGCCGTCACCAACCAGATAAGCGCGAGCAAGCTCCTCGTTCAGCATCATGCGCATCTCAGTCTTCAGCCACGCCACCACATCGAAATCCGTGATGTCAACCACATCATCACGATCCATCTTCTGTTTCTTGTAAACGGTCGTAGGAATAGTGGTGCGCTTCAGCAGGGAGAAGACCTCTTCCTTCTTCAGCTTGCCTTTGATGTAGCCCTTCGCACGAGCCTCATCCTCGGTGATGTCCGCGAAGATGGATTTAATGCGAGAGAACGGAGTGTGATGAACAGAACTCATGACCTTGTTCACCCAGCCCATATCACGGGAAATGAAAATCGGCTGATTGGTCATGTTCTGAGCATCGGGGAACAGATAATCGATTTGATCGATTCCATATGTACCCGCATGCTGCAAGAAGCTCTCCTTCATAGAGCCAAAGCGCTTGCTGTCGCCAATGATCGCGTTCATTGCGTCATGGCTCAGAGCATTGGTATCCTCATTGGCCTCGGGCTCAAATACATTGTGTTTCATAGTGTCGTTTCCTCCTTCAGAATCGTCTTTCGAATCTTCTTCGTTGCCTGCGTCTTCGATGGCCTGCCCGATCATTGCGTAAACAACGGTTTTCTGTTTTTCAGAGAGCGTATCAAATACGTCTGCGATGGTTTCCTCTTTTTCCTCGCTCTTGGCAGACTCTTCCTTCTTATCAGAAGTGTCCGCAGCATCTTCCGAATGATAGAGCATAATGTTCTCGTCGTATCCAAGAATGATGCCGGTTTCAACGCCATCGCCATGAGCCATGACGGAATCGATAAATGCGCCGGGATTTGCCCCAGCCAGAACCAGACTCACTTCACGAATAGCGCCGTGAATCACATCGCTGCCGGCCTGCTTCAGCTGATTGGCAAAAATAGAAAGAGACCGAACGTCGCCATGACGAACGGCCTCTTTGATATTTTTTGCGTTTTCAGTGTTGTTGAAAGAACAGTAGGCGTAAACGCCTTCGTTTCGGTTCTCCAGCAGTGCATGGCCAAGAACATTATCCGGATCGGAATGGTTGTGGTTCCAAACCAACGGAACAGTTTTACCATCGCAGTGCTTGAATGCATCTTTTCGAATGGTCCGTCCATCCGAACAGAGCAAATCGTTTCTAGTGGCCCAGCCACTAAAATCATATTTCTCCATTTTGATTTTCCTCCTGGCTTTTTATTTGCTCAGTCTTCTCGCCGTCAGGTTCGCTGAGATTCTTATTTCTAAGTTCGTCAGCTCTCGGATCGTCAGACGGTTTCATACCAATGATTTGTCTGAACTCATTCGATGTCATGATTTCGTTCCGGGTGAATTTGTCTGCAATTTCTGCAATATTGTCAACCGGCACCAGACGGAACGGATCTGTAAAGAACATGATCGACTGAGATTGAGACCGAGCTGTTTTTGTAAGAAACTTTCGTTTCATTTCATCAACAATCGCTGAAATGATAGGCTCTATCGTTCTGTTGTTATAGTTCAGCATCGTTTTCTCGTCAGCAGTCCCATCCATAATACTTTGAGTGATTCCCAACTGGCTGTATAGCATGCTCGTTAGAAATTCAATCTGCTTCATCAGGTTGTTTTCCACTGAACGATTCAACTGTGTAATGCGCTCCGTACCATCGGTATAAGCGATTCCATACTTTGAACCTGACAACTGATTTTCGATATCTTTACGCCTGTTTTCAGCTTGTTGACGCCTTGCTTCAGTCTTAATGACGTATGGCAGCTGAATGATAAGGTCTAACTTACCAGAGCTGCTTTGCTCATCAACGACATCCAACAAATTAAGTTTCCGAATAAGCCGCTGCATTGTAGAATTGGGCTCATTGATAACGGCGTACAAAGGGTTTTCTACAATTGCAACCGTGCTTTTCGGAACTGTAATGTCTTGCTTCTCCCCTGTCCATTCGTTGTACACACGAACTTTGACATGCTGTGGATACCATTCAAGAATTTTACCGACACGCATAGACAGGATGTCATAGCCCCCGGTTTCTTCCGGATTATCGGTCGTTTCTACCGGAACAATAGCGATACAGCCCTCGTCGAGCATCGACATGATTACATCTTGTCGAAAAGCTCGTGCCGTTTGGTCGAGGTTTGCTTCCAGTGTCAAGCAGTTGTTCAGCTTGGATGAAACGTTTGAAATATATCGCTCGTTTTCATCCAGTCGAACATGTTGAATAGAAATAGCTGCACCGTCTAAGCTAATTCGATTGTAAACAGAAGTAACAATTGAACGCTCATTGCCCCGGCTGAAACGAGTACGGTCCGGACGGTAGAAATATCCTGGTCCGGTATCGTTGTAAGAGTGCGTAGGGTCTCTGTTAAAGAAAGTGTTCCAGGCTCGTTTAAACCTGGAACTCATAGACATGTCCATTTTGAATGTTCACCGCCTTTTAAACAGTTAGTTTAAACTAACCAACGAATGCGATTATTCAAAAGCATCTTTGTTGGCTTTATAGGCAATATAAGCATCCATCATAGCTGCAACAGCGTCGATTTTCTGCTCATATCGCTTCTTTAAAAGTTTCCTGTTTCCATTTGTGTCTTCCAACGTAATGCAGTTCCCCATTGCAAAGGTCATCAAATCCTCGTCAAACAAAAGCATCCGCTCCTCAGAAAGCTTTTTCAGCTCTCCCAAAGGAACGGATTCCGTTTTTGCACCTTGGATTACTTTTTCAATTCCAAAGGGGCCGTTCTCTGATGCCCACCTGTCAACAAACTCCTTTGCATTGTAAGGATCATATCCAAAGCAACGCACGTCGTATCCACAATCCGTGATGTAGTTGTCCAGATCATCGTAGACCTGCATCATGTCCAAGACTGTTCCCTCAAGGACAATCAAGCTGCCTTCTTGCATGAACTGATCATACTTGATTCGCATTGCCGCCGGGAGTTTCATTAGAGTAGACGAGGTGATATAGTTCCTTGTCTTTATTCCAAAAGCACCATTGGATAAAGGGAAAAGGAAGGTAAAGGCACAGAAGTCATCACCCTGAGAAAGGTCTGCTCCAAGAGAACATGCCATCTGCCAATACGAACGCTTGCGGTGTGGAAGTGTCTCCTCATAGGTAAAGTAATAAGTATAACCTTCCATTGGCAGACCGAACCTTTTTGCAAGAATATCATTTCGTGCAGCCGGTGCCTTCTCAGCACGCTCCACATCCAATTGATACGTCTCATAGCTAACAGTCTTACCAATGTTAGGCTGTGCTTTTACCCACATCGCCGGATCTGAAACTTCGTCAATTGAATCGAGCTTATACCACCAAATCGATACGTGCGGGTTGATGTAATCTCCTTTGAGAATGTCCATCAACTCCATTTTGATTGTATCGCCGGCACCATTACGAACTGTCCCTTCAGAACTGATCGCAACGATGAGATAGTCGTCGACCTTCGAAGCGCCCTGCTCTATTGCACCAATTACATCCTCTCGAATGTCCCCCGAAAGCCATTCGTCGACCGTCGCAACTTTGATTTGCAATCCCTGAAGCTTATCGATTCGCATTGGCCTTATCTCCAACAGCGAACCCGTTAAAAAATTCTCGATACCCTTTTTGGTTGGAGAAAGTTTTACGCGGTTTGCTTTAGAGCCAGTCGTATTCTGCAACGATCCCTCTGTCAAGAATTTGAAGTATGGGCCTCTTGCACGAGTGATTGAGGTGCGAATCGGAGACAAAACCTCTTCGGCCTGTTTCATTGTCGGAGCCGTAGTAATCTGGTGCGTTGTGGTTGCGTCCACATTGAGAAAAAAGTTTTGGAGGCAAGAACCGTACATTGATTTCGCTGCGCCACGGGCGACAATTAGGTATTGCTTATTGATCAAACGTTTCCTGACTCTTTTGGTTATGTAATGACCGCCATAACCATCCTCATAGGGCTCATAAATGCTACGCTCAACAAAGTAATACCATCCAAAGATCTGCTCGGCCCACAATTTAAATGTGTCGAGAAGATTTAAGTCTGCTCCATCGGTAAGTGTGAGTTCGCTTTCGCAATAATCAATGAAGCCCTCTACTGCCCTGTCGTCATAGTAAACTCCGGGATTTGCAATCAAATCATCAATTCGATTCATCTCCATTGAAATTTCTTTGTTTACCGGAATTTCGCCACGAATTACGGCATCTCGAAACATGCCGTAGTATTTTGGGACGGCCGTGTTTGATAATGCCATATTGTAACCACCTCGTTATTGACTCGGAATGGAATTTAGCCATAATAAGAATTGTAAAGAGGAAAACGGAGGAAAAATTCAAGTAAGAGAGGAGGCTTCGAATGATCGAACGTCAATTAGTCGCATTCATCGAAAAATGCGGTTACGTTAACCGGCACGGAAAACGTGTGTATGGCACTGCCGCATTGCTGCATTTTCTGCATCGCCCAATTCAGTCCATTAGCTTGCGTGATGTTGAACGCGGCAAACAGTATGTCCAAAAATATTTTAGGACATAGCCCCAAGGGAGGCTGTTACAAGCAGCTTCCCTTTTTCTCTTACTTGAATTTTTCCTCCGCTTATTCTAAGGTCACATTACAACCACCTCATGTTGTTTCTCGCATTGAATAATAGCCCTAAATATGGTATAATGCGTTAAATACAAAAAAGACCAACTTTTAAAAGACTGAAGGTGACACATTGGCAAACTATCATAAGCTATATGTGCCAAAGAAAGATGTACAGCTCATCCCCAGCTATTTGCTTTGGTACAAAGAAAACGCTCAGAGCAAAAAGGTTCACACACCTTATAACTCTTATTACAAGCGCTCCGATTTGAAGAGGTCGACATGAAAGTCGGCTTCTTTTTTTGTGTCACGTTTCAGCCTTTTAAAAGTTGGCCTTTTTGTGTTGCCAACGGAGGAAAATTTTCTTCACTTATTCTTCGGTTTTGGTGTCATGTAACCAGCCAATTCTTTGATATCGAACTGATTCGTCAATGCTGCTTTTGTTCCGTACAAAACAGCCCCGGTAACCAACGCTGTCGCAACTTTTTTCCCGCTGGAAGAAAGAACCTCCGAAACAAATTTTTTACCAGGGGAAATCTCCTCCGCAGTTAAGTCTTTTAGTTGCTTCTCCATCTTAATCCGCTCAATCCGCTTTTTCAGGTCAGCGTCGCTGAGCGTTCTTCTGGATTTGACCGCCTTTTTCATATCAGATTTCTTTGCATTGTCTTCGGATTTTCGCTTAACCTTACCGTTCGACTTTGCAAGCTGTGCCGACGTTCTCCGCACTCCCCACTTCATACCTAGGACACCGTAATGATAAAGTTCGTTCTCCATTTTGAATTTTCACCACCTTGAAATTCCTATCATCAGCTGATACTATAAAAACAGACACTCGCTCACGATATCACATCCCGCTTCACATGATTCTTTCATCCCTGCTAAAGGAGGTGATATCATGAAACGAGTGTCTGGAAAGGCTACCAAGTCTGTTAGTCATTCAGGTTCTAAGAAGACCGTGACGGTTCGCGTGTCGAATGGAACCAAGGCAGTAACCAGAAAGGTTACGTTCAAGACAAAGTAGCCTAAAAAGGGGATGTGACAAGCATCCTCTTTTTTGCATTAAAAAAGAGGCCGTGTTTCCACAGCCCCTGGTATAAAAATGAATATTGTGTTTTTCCGACGACTGTCGTAGAATGGTAAGCGAAAGGAGAACAACTCATAACCAGATAGGGGGGGGTGAACATAGTGCTCGACATCTCGGAATTGTCGTGTACCGGTAAAGACGGGAGACCTATTTACGGTACGGCGGCCATTCTCCATCGTATCTTCCAAAAAGAAGATGAGAGTAGCCGAGAAAAAGAATTAGCCGAATGTAAAAGGCTAGCAAAAGAGCTCGGTTATCTTCGAGAATAACCGCCAACAAAAAGAGGAAGTTGTTTACCCGACAGCTTCCTCTTTCCCTATCTGGTTATAAGTTGTTCTCCCAATTGAATCTTTACAATTTACAAGTAATCGTTATCCAAGTCAATATCAAGGCCGCATTCTTGTAAATCATATTCTGCGATTATGAGGTCATTTTTTATTGTATCCAAGACCTCATAATAAGCTAGTTTTTTCCAACGTAGAATTCATCTTTATCATTGGCTTGCGCATCCTTTAGTGTGTCATTAGCGTTGCTCAATAGGCGGTTAATAATATGATTAAAAATATCGTTATTCATATAACTCACTTTCCAATCATATACTTCCGATCCAAGTCAATATCCAGGCCGCACTCCTCCAAATCATAGTCTGCAACCATAAACTCGCTCTTTATTGTATCAAGCACTTGCCAATACCCCTGCCTAATACCGACGTAGAACTTATTGTCTGGCTCTTTTGCAGCCTCTTCCGCTGCATAGTCAGCATTTTCCAAAAGTCGTTTGATAATGTAGTTAATAGTATCATTGTCCATTTTCATTCACCTCTATTCTTCAATTCATCGTTCCGAAACTCAATCGATTTCTTAAATCCTTGTAACTCTTTTTTCCAGTGGATGATTGAATTTTGTCGATGTTCTTCTGACAGCGAAGCCCACTCTGGATAAAAACGTTCTGGAGTAGCGAGCTTCGCCTCATGTTCTGCTATCCTTTTCTCCAAACTTCGAATTCCTTTTCTCAACGCAGACGATGGCTGCGTTTTTAAGCGCCTTCTCCCCACCATTAGATTTTTCTTTAAGTATAACACGTTTGCCGGCCTTTGCAACCTTCGGAGAATGACCGAGTTGATCCGGCGTTCGCCGGACACCCCATTTCATTCCCTTCACGCCATAGTGAAAAAGTTCATCCGTGCGAGCGCGAGCATATTTCCACATCCAAATCCCTCCTAAGCTGTCCCTGAATCAACCGCGACATTCAATCGCCATTCCAGCTCATTGATTTGGCGGTTCATCGCGTCAAGGACAGAAGAGCTAAGGGGTGGATCAAACACAAGCTTCACTTTGAGATATATGTATGTTTTTACAAATTCCAATCGTTTGTCGTCTTGAATAAAATCCGTCCATATAGCAGTTTTGTCTTTAATGACAAACCCTTCTTCCGGACCGACTCCCAACTGTGTCAAAGTCGAGAATGCAAAATTGATGTGCATGATGATATCTGTGTCAAAGTGTTCATATACCTCTTCCGGCCCCAAAAGTTTTTTGATAGAAGTTAAAATACTGTCCACCATAATCACCCCTTCGGCCTGACCGCAACATAACGTTTACTGCAAAACCCTTCTACGCCTGCTTCGGTACATACTTTATAAAAATCTTTGTTTGACGCCCCCTCGTCGATCATCAGCTCCGAAAGGGCATCAACCGTACCGATAACCTTGCCGTCTGAATCCGGCTCTTCTCGAATGCTCAGGGCAAGGCAGTCAGTAACAATTCCAATGGTAACTGTGTTCACCTAAAACTCCTCCTCTTAGTGCCTCCATGGGCATGTGTCGTTTGGTCTACGCTCGATTGGATTCTTAATTAAAAGATTTTCGTCCCCATAGTGAATCGCCTTATGGGTATTGTCTGTCGTGCAAATTAAATATTCCGGATCAAGAAGTATTTTGCTTCTGCACAAAATGTCTTCTTTGGTAATAGGGTTCATATGGTGAACCAGGATGCGGCCGCCTATTTCCCTACCGTCTACACCGAGGTCACAACCATTGTCTCGAATGATTACGACATCTCTAATTGCCCGCCACTCATCCGTTTTGTAGAACTCCTGATTCAGATATCGGTCAAAGCCAAAAGTATCCTCGCCAACTTTTCCACACAAGCGTAAATATTGATAGCGCTCTTCGAAAGAAAGAAGCTGTGACAATTCTGAATATGTTTTAAACTTCATCGCTTTCGCCACTTCCGCTGTACCTCCGGAAAGCGCTCATCGCTTCTTTGTAAAGTTCTTCGATTCGCTCTGTAGATTGCAAGGATTTGGTTTTTGCCTCAATCAAATCTTTTTGCTTTTCGAGAATCTGTTCCTCTAAGTGAGCTTTCGTGGATGCCAGTTTTAAAAAATGTGTAGTTTCTTGAGAAGAAGCAGTTCCTTCTATCAAGCGCT